GGCATGGATGTGCGCACCAGCCGTCAGCAGGCGCGCGTGGACTTCGGTGCGCATGTGTCCGGCAGCATCGACGCCATCATCGAGTCTGGCGTGCCTGCAGCGCCCAAGAAGCGCCATGTGGCCGAGTTCAAGACGCACAGCTCGAAGAGCTTTGCCGACCTGGAAAAGAATGGCGTCGAGAAGTCCAAGCCAGAGCACTTTGTCCAGATGCAGCTCTACATGCATGGCACCGAGATCGACCGCGCACTGTATGTGGCCGTCTGCAAGGACGATGACCGCATCTACACCGAGCGTGTGCGCTACGACAAGGAGGTGGCCGAGAAGTTCATCGCACGAGGCCGCAGGCTGGCGCTGGAGGACCGCATGCCGCCGCCCATCAGCACCGACCCATCCTGGTACCAATGCAAGTTCTGCGATGCGCACGAGTTCTGCCACGAGACCAAGACCACCAAGCACGTCAACTGCCGCACCTGCGCGCACAGCACGGCCAAGGAGGACAGCACCTGGCGCTGCGAGCGCCACGAGGCCGATGGCATCCCGGTGGAGTTCCAGCGCCAGGCTTGCGACAGCCATGTCCTGCACCCTGACCTGGTGCCCTGGGAGCGCAAGGATGGCCTGGACCAGTGGACGGCCGTCTACGTCATCGAAGGCCGCGATGTGGCCAACGGTGAAGGCGATGCGCACGTCTACACCAGCCGCGAGATTCTGGCCAACCCCAAGATGTGCAGCCTGGGGGATGAGTATGTGGAGAAGCTGCGCGCAACCTTTGACGCGAGGATTGTGGGATGACCTTCAAGTGTCCAGACAAGTACCGCGTGCTGATGCCAGGCTATCCGGCAGGCGATGAGCACAACGGCTGCTTCATCGTGCCTCTGAAGCACCAGCAGAAGCTGCGCATCATCGCCAGCAATGGCATGGGGTGGGAGCATGTCAGCGTCAGCCGCAAGGACCGCTGCCCGACCTGGGACGAGATGTGCCAGGTCAAGGCGCTGTTCTGGGACGAGGACGACTGCGTCATCCAGTACCACCCACCGCGCAGCGAGTACGTCAACAACCACCAGAACTGCCTGCACCTGTGGCGACCGATTGGCGTGTCGCTGCCGATGCCGCCCAGCATCATGGTTGGCATCAAGGACTGACGCCATGCTGAGAGACTATCAACAGCGAACTATCGACCAGCTCTATGCGTGGTTCGAGGCAGGCCATGCAGGCAACCCTTGCCTGGTGCTGCCCACCGGGTCCGGCAAAAGCCACATCGTGGCCGCGCTGTGCAAGGACGCGCTGCAGAACTGGCCAGAGACCGTGGTGCTGATGCTGACCCATGTGAAGGAGTTGATCGAGCAGAACGCCGAGAAGATGCGCCAGCACTGGCCAGGAGCGCCGATGGGCATCTACAGCGCCAGCATCGGCAAGAAGCAACTCGGGGAGCCGATCACCTTTGCAGGCATCCAGTCCATCCGCACCAAGGCCAAACAGATCGGCCACGTTGACCTGGTGATCATCGACGAGTGCCACCTGGTCAACCACAAAGACGAGGGTGGCTACCGTCAGTTCCTGGCCGATCTGAAGGCCATCAACCCTGCGCTGCGTGTCATCGGTCTGACGGCCACGCCATACCGCCTGGGGCACGGCCTGATCACCGACAAGCCTGCGCTGTTCGATGACTTGATCGAGCCGGTCAGCATCGAGGAGCTGGTGTTCAAGGGATACCTGGCCACGCTGCGCAGCAAGGTCACCAAGGCCAAACTGGACACCTCTGGCGTCCACAAGCGTGGTGGCGAGTTCATCGAGTCCGAGCTGCAGGCTGCCGTCGACACCGACGACAACAACCAGAAGGTGGTGCGCGAGATCATCGAGCTGGCCGGTGACCGCAAGGCCTGGCTGCTCTTTTGCACTGGCGTCAAGCACGCGCACCATGTGGCCGAAGTCCTGCGCCAGCGTGGCGTGGCCGCGGAGTGCGTGACTGGAGAGACTCCGAAGAAGGAGCGCGAGCGCCTGCTGGCCGAGTTCAAGGCCGGCCGGCTGCGCGCCCTGACCAATGCCAATGTGCTGACCACCGGGTTCGACTACCCTGACATCGACCTGATTGCCATGCTGCGCCCGACCATGTCGGCCAGCCTGTACGTCCAGATGGCCGGCCGCGGCATGCGGGTCAAGAGCCACATCGACCACTGCCTGGTGCTGGACTTCGCCGGGGTGGTGGCCACGCATGGGCCGATCACGGCCGTGCAGCCGCCCAAGAAGGCAGGCGATGGCAATGGTGAGGCACCAGTCAAGGTCTGCGACAACTGTGGCGAGCTGTGCGCCATTGCCGTGGCCACCTGCCCTGCGTGCCTGACGCCATTCCCGGAGCCGGAGCGCAAGAAGCTGGAGCTGCGCAACGACGACATCATGGGTCTGGAAGGCAGCGATCTGGAGGTCACCTCCTGGAGCTGGCGCAAGCACGTCAGCCGTGCATCAGGCAAGGAGATGCTGTCCTGCACCTACTATGGCAGCCTGTCCGACAAGCCGATCACCGAGTACTTGCCGGTGCTCCATGAAGGGTATGCCGGCCAGCGTGCGCTGCAGCAGCTCTTCACGATGGCCAACTCGTCAGGAGCACACCTGGCCGAGGCCGAGCGCATGAGTGACAGCGAAGGCCTGGAGTACCTGGCCACGCAGATGAATGGCAGTCGGCCACCTAAGGCCATCGAGTACCGCATGGACGGGAAGTTTCACCGGGTCATCAAGAGGAGCTGGGCATGAGCCGAGGCCGCGCCTTGCAGCACTATGGCAAGCTGGGTGTGGCAAACCTGTCCAGTGAGGTCAAGGCCATCTGGTACAGCCGCCACATTGAGCCAGAGCCGTGCGAGCCGGTGGACACCTACTGGCCGACCTGCACCGATCCTGACCTGGTGCTGCGCCAGGACTTCGCCAGGCGTCTGGTGGCCATCACGCCACTGACCGAGATCGAGGAGTGGGCTGTGGTGCTGTGCGTGCTGGACAACTGCACGCTGCGCGAGGCAGGCCAGGAGATGGACCGGACGCAGGAGCGCGTGCGCCAGATTCTGATGAAGGCCATGCGCAAGTTTCGGACGTGCCAGGCTACGCTGACTGGCGTGCCTGGGCATGAAGTGGACACCAGGGACATGACCTGGTCTTTTTGGAAGTGGGAACGAAGGAGAGAGCATGATCGACGTTGAAGAACACCTGAATCGCGCTGCCGGATGCGAGTCCGTCACGCTGCCTGCAGCCATGTGGCTGGATGCGCTGTGGGAGCTGCAAAGTAGGCGTAGCGCCGAGTCAATCACCATCGGACCGTTTCAGTTGAAGCGCTATGACGATGACAGCATGTGGCTTGAATATGAGACAGGAGAAGGCATGCAAGTGCGCAACCATCGCGTGCTGGAGGTTTTCAACGAACTGTGGAAGGAGTTTTGACCATGAGAGTTTTTATTGATGGAGAGTGGAACAGCTACGGTGGCGAATTGATCTCGCTGGCGTTGGTTGCTGAGGATGGCCGGTCCTTCTACGAGGTGCTTGGCTGCGACAAACCAGACCCATGGGTTGCTGAGAACGTGATGCCAAAACTCGGCAAGCCGTGGATCACGTTGGAAAGCCTGCAAGAGCAGCTTGAAATATTCCTGCGCCAGTTTGAGTTCGACTCTGTGCACATCATTGCCGACTGGCCAGAGGACATCATGTGGTTCTGCAAGGTCTTGATCACTGGGCCAGGCACAAGGCTGGACACGCCACCGCTGACGATGGAGGTGCTCCGCGTCGATACGGTCTCCAAGAACCCGCACAACGCACTGGCAGACGCCATGGCGCTGCGCGATTGGTATGTCAGCGTGGACATGAACTCAGTCGGGAGCGCAGTATGACCACCAGACCATCAGAACCACAGTTCCTGCTTGACTACCGCCAGTGGCTGCAGGCTGGGCCGCCCAAGTGCTGCCACACCTGCGAGCACTACGGTGTCGATGGCCTGTGCGTGGAGTTCTTCATGACGCCACCGGAGGACTTCGCATCCAGCATCGATGCCTGCGACAAGTGGGAACAGGAGATTCCGTTTTGACCGTCGACCGCATTCCCACCGAGCACGAGGAGCAGCGTGAGCTGGTGCGCTGGTTCCGGCAGACCTGGCCAGGCGTGCGCATCCATGCCATCCCCAATGGTGGCGCGCGCAGCAAGGCCACTGCTGGCCGTCTGAAGGCCGAAGGCGTGGCCTCTGGCGTGCCTGACCTGTTCGTGCCTGCCTGGCGTCTGTGGGTCGAGATGAAGCGCGCCAAGGGTGGCAGTCTCAGCCCAGAACAAAAGGACTGGATCGAATACTTGGAAGGTGTGGGATATTGGGTTATAGTGGGAAAAGGTGCGGATCATGCCAAGCAGCAGATTAGCGCCTTTTTCACCACCAACCAAGGAACCCAATGAGCACTCGCATCTACCTGGTCACCGACACGGAGACCAACAAGCATCGCCTGATCCGCGCTGCCAACCAGGCGCAGGCCATCAGGCACGCTGCCCAGACCCGATTCGACATCGAGGTGGCCGGCCAGGACGACCTGGTCAGCCTGCTGACGCATGGCGTGCCTGTCGAGCTGGCCACCGGCCAGGCCACCGCCGATATGTTCGAGGAGGCATCTCTGACCAACCCAGGGATGACCGACTGATGAAAGCGCCGACCACTCCCAAGTCGTCGGCCTCGGCCGTCAAAGACCGATACCTGACGATCCGTGTGCCGCCCGAGGTCGAGCTGGCGCTGCGCCGCCAGGCCGATGCTGACACCAGGACGCTGGCCGCCCAGGTGCTGCACTACATCAAGCAGGGACTGGCCAAGAGCCAGGAGGAGGCTGCCGCATGAAGCTGCGTCCTCGCCTTGCTGTGCAGTGGTTTCCTCGCCGCTGGCCGTATTTCGCCATCGGGTTCGACCGTGGCGAGTTCCACCTGTACCTGTGGATCGTCGAGATCGAGGTCTGGAGGTCGTACTGATGGCTGCAGACAGCCCGAACGACAAGCGCCACATCCTGGTGGCGCTGCTGCGTCCTGCATCGATCAGCCTGGCTGCGTGCCAGGTCATTGGTGGGCCGCGGCCTCCGGCCATCGCTGTGTTCCTGGACCGTGAGCAGGGCACCATCAGCCTGGTGGATGTGGTCGCGCCATGAAGAAGTCAGGCAAGCGCCGCCCTGCAGCCGGCAGGCCGGTGACCTACACCCACTGGGACGAGCTGATGGCCAGCGCCAGCGAGCCGCTGCCGCAAGAGCAGCGCACCTACCAGCTCACGCGCATGTACCAGGGGCTGCACGCCCTGGAGACGTCCGCGGAGCCTGGCAAGGAGGACTGGCGGGTCGTCAGCGATGCCGTCAACATGCTGGAGACCCTGGTGGTCGAGATGCAGGTCTGCGAGGACGCCAGTGGCCTGCTGATGGACGCAGTTCGGGGCATGGCAGTGGCCGGCCAGCGCCACAAGCGCGAAGGCAAGCCCATCAGGCTGGATGGGCCTGGCATCCAGGCCGTGCGTACCGTCCTGGCCAGTTACGCCGAGCTGCTGGACGTGCTGCCAGCACGAACCATGATCAGGTGCCACCGCCTGACCGAGAAGCGCATCCACGCCATCCTGGACGGCCGAAAGCAGCCGCACGATGTTGAGGTGGTCTAAGGGTTTTCACCTACTTGCGTCCATCGTGGGAAATCGTGGTAAGATGTGGCCATCGCAACCAACCAGCAAGCACATGAAGCGCATTAACCAGAAAACCGGAGAGCCATTCAAACGTGGAGACGTTGGTGAAGATGGACGAATTTTCTGGGCATATCACGGCGCAATCAAACTGAATGGTCAAAACAGAGAGTGGTGGGTTTCTTCAGAAAAATTTTCTGAACTTCAGAAATCCCATCGATCAAAAACTCAAATTTATGCAGCAAAAGACAGGGCAAAAAACGTTCAGAGGACTCTTGAATATTTCAGGCGCAATCCAGGTGTTGATGCTGCAAGAGTTGCAAAACGCAAAGCTGACAGGCTGAAAAGAACACCGCAGTGGCTTGATTCATTTCAACTAGAACAGATCAAAAAGTATTACAAAAAAGCACAAAGCATCACTGAAGATACTGGCGTCAAACATCACGTTGACCACATAGTTCCGTTAAGAGGAAAAACAGTTTCTGGATTACATGTTCCTTGGAATCTGCAAATCATCACTGCACTCGAAAACGGCATCAAGCACAACAAGTTTTGAACAGGAGAAAACCATGCAACTCAAGCGCTACCACGTCATCCTGGGCCTGATCGGCCTGGTGATCGCAATGGGCATCGTCGGCAAGTCCGACTTCGAGGAGGCCGAGCGCCAGCAGGCCGAATACTGCGAGATGGTCAAGCTGTGGAAGCAGACCAAAGGCCAGGCCGGCTGGCCTGCCTACAACGGTGAAGGCATGTGTCAGTGAGCTGCAACCAGAACTGCCGCCAGGGCAGGGATTGCAACTGTGCAGGCTGGCATGTGGTGCCGCTGAATGACCTGCGTGAGCACGAGGCCAATGGATCGTGCTGGTGCAAGCCTACGCTGGACGAAGGCGTCTGGCTGCACCATTCAATGGACGGCCGAGAGGCCTTCGAGACTGGCGAGCGCCAGCCATCCTGATCAGCGCTTGAGCGCGCCGGCAATGCTCGGTGCGATCTTCTCGACGCTGCGGCCGACCACATAGCCGCCCAGGCCGAACTCGATGATTGACCACAGCTTGAGGTATTCAGCCTCGCTGAGGTTCGGAGCCACCCAACCCATCCACCTGGCCACGATCAGCGCCGTGAACGTGATCATGGTCAGTGGCCGCCAGTTGGCCGCCAGCCAGTGCGTACTGGCCGCCTCGGTCTGGATGATCTTGGCCGCTGCCTGCTCGATCTCGCCTTGGTGCTCCAAAAGCTGCCGCAAGGCCTCAGCTTCGGCCTTGGCGCGCTCTGCAGGGTCTGGGAATAGGTTGGCCACCACCTTGCCGACAATCGGTGCCAGGGCCGGGATTAGGGCTTGCATCATGGGTATTTCCTTCGGTCCAGCTCGAAGTGAGGACCGTCAGGGAATCCTTTCCAGTCACCACCCCAGATGATGGCCACGTTCAGCTCCTTGGCTGCCTCTTTCATGGCCTTGGCGATCTTGTGGTACAGGGGCCAGTCCCAGCGCACCTCGTCCTCGACCCAAGCCCCAAGATCAACGGCATGGCCGGTGATGTGCCGGCCATTCAACGTCTGACTTGCGCCAGCCTCATACAGTTCCTTCTGGCGCTCAGGTGTGCGCAGACCCTCCAGTACCGTGAAGTCGATGGTGGTGATCTCAATCGCGCGCTCGACGACCTTCACCAGGTCTTCATGCACACCCTTGAGCCGTTGCCTGGATCGTGCGCCGAGCTTGTACATGGTCAGTGCTTCCAGAGGCT